GTCAACAAGCAGACACAGTTTGTTTTGTGCAACTTGGCCGTTTCAAAAAGCTTAGATTTAAGTTCTTCATCATTACAATATGGGCAAACACTACAATCACAATTACAAATTTGTTCAATTACATCATACATATCAGTTAAAGTCATTTCATGATCGGGGGACACACGTTGATTTCCATACATAGAAACACAATACTGACGAATGTTATCTCGAGAGATTTCCATTCGCCGTATATAGCAAGCGCAGTTTGAATTCCATTTCGCATTTAAGGGCGTTGAAACAGAATTGCTGCAGGTCTTGCAATTTCTACAATCGTTATCTAAACATGTGTTAGCCTCTTTCACTAAAACACTTAATTTTTCATCTTCACTGATAAACTTGGGGAGACATTTTCTTTCCACAGATTTAACGAACATCGTAGTTAGTATAAAGATACCAGCTAGTAATGCGATCTTAAAGTACTTCCACCCAGCGCCTAGCGTAGACACTAAGGTGTCAGACAGTTGTTGTTGACAATTTGACAGATAATTTTTGACAGATAAAGCATAATTTTTATAATATGAAAATGATTCATTATCCCATATGCTTGAAGAGCGAGGAATAATATTGAATCTTTCTAACAATTTTGACATACCGTGTTTAATTCCATACAAAAAATCCATTAGTGCAGTATCCTTAGCGTTACCAAAGAATAAAGCACAAATGAAATGTTGCATGACAAGCCAGCGTGAAGCGCGTGCGGCTATAACGGCAGTAGCAGAACCTATACCTATTTCAGCAGATGCTTGAAGAGGAAATTCTACAATATCTAATGGGGTTTCATAATTTGGAGGGGGGGTAGATTCTAACCATTGGGGATTCCTATAAGCTTCTAAGTATTCAGCAGAGTCAACATGACGAGCAAATCGGTTTTCAAGAGCAGATGAACATTGTTCAACTACATCTTTATACGTCATATTTGTTTGTAATGTTTTACCATCGAATACGGAAAAGCGTTCAAAAATATATACTTCGAGATTGTTAGTTGTTAAATTTTTATTATTGGGACCTAACAGGATGCGAGCAGCGTTACGCGCTTTTTCAGCATCTAATTTAAAACATTGTTGACCAGACGCATTAAGATAATACTCTCGGAATTCCGGTTTAATGGAAACACGATAAGCATAATCTATCCTACGTTGAACAGCTTCGGGACAATTTAGAGATTCAGTTTTAATTACATCGAGATTAGAAGAAAGGAAAACAAATTTAGCATTACAAAATTTATTAGATTTATCCTCTACAGAAGACATATGAAGTTGGAAAGGAAAAGCGTTAGTTACACGAATCATTTCAAATAGTTCTACATTTGGATTGGCGGCGGAATCTTTCTTTTGTAAAAAATCATCATAAATTAAATATTCTTGATCATCATAACCATCCCAATACTCATTTTCAGCGATACGCGCATGAATGTTCTGTTGCCAGTCGGCAGGTACAGGACCAAATACGCGCATCATATCAATGATAAAGGGATAAGTCATGCCAGTTTTACCTAGACCAGTTGAACCAGTAAACCAAGCAACAATAGGTTCCACACGAAGTGAATGCTTATTGGCACCAGATTTAAACGCGGCGTCACTGAGCTTGATAGCACCAGGAAGAAGAGAGCGGATTAAATTTAAATTGGCGGGGGCAAGTTTTAAG